ACGTTTACAGCTCCCTTTCCCTTGTTCATATCTTGTCTTAAATCTTTTATATCTTTACGCATCTCATCTATTGCTTTAAATAATGTTTTCATTCTTTCTGCACAAATAGCTTCATGCTTTGATAGTCTTATGCCTGTCATTTGACTTGTTAATTCTTTTGCTGTCATATTTTTTTTTCTAGGCATTTACTTTAATCTCCTTACACTCAAACCTAACTACAATCTTTTCTTTTTCAAAATCAGGTTTATCCCAATCTTCTAATTTTTTTAA